CCAACTGGTCAGTCTCCTGTCAACCTCGCGGGTTGACGCGATGACCGACCTCGCGGAACTGATGGAGTCGAACTTCTGGGGCGCGCCCAGCAGTTCGTCCGACACGCTCGCGCCTTACGGCGTTCCGTACTGGATCGTCAAGAACAACACGACGGGGTTCAACGGTGGACATCCGAGTGGGTTCTCCGACGTAGGTGGTTTGAGTCAAACGACATACGCCAGATGGGCCAACTGGACAAGTCAGTATGTTTCGGTCGGAAAATCGGATCTGATCCGCAAATGGCGCGAAGCTGCGACGAAGACTTCGTTCCGTCCTCCCGTCGATGGTCCGTTCTCGAACACGGGAAACCAGTACGGTTTCTACACCGACTACACGGTGCTGGGGACTCTCGAAGAGATCCTGGAATCGCAGAACGACAATCTCGGCAACGATGTTGCCTCGAAGGACGGGGACGTTCATTTCCGTCGCATCCCGGTCGAGTGGGTGTCGTACTTCGACAACAACAGCGGCACCGTGGACACGACCAACCCGATCTACGGGATTAATTGGGCCGTGTTTAAACCTTGTTTTCTCTCGGGCGAGTACCTGAAGGAAACCAAGGTCGCACCGCACCCGCTGCACCACAGGACGATCACGCAGTACACCGACTGCACGTACAATTTCTTCTGCGTCGATCGCCGAAGGAACTTCGTCCTGAGCAAGTAGAAGGAGTGATTCCGGCTGAGTGAGTGAAACCGTTACCTCCCGACCCCGCTATCACTGCCATGCGGGGCGGGAGGATTGAATCCGCGCTTGGCAGTACCGGGAGATGATTGATGACATCCAACATGCCGTACAAAGACGCATCGAGCGTCCCACTTCAACTCAGCCCCAACGTCTGGGGCAACATTCCGCTGCGGTCCTGTGCGTCCCTGATCGGCGGAAATGGCCGAGTGGCCAATCCGATTTCGATGCCTGGGTGTGCCGCAGCTGGTGTCATGGCCGAGACTGGTGGCGATCTCATCGCTGCCGAAGCGTCGAATACGTCTGCCCTGGCCGCTGCGGATCGCGGCTGGAAGATCACCCCGGCGAACAACAAGGGTTGGGTACTCGGTTTCCCCAACTGCAACGCCGACTTCACGCAGAAGCGTCGTTGGGGATACGAGGTCTGCTTTTCCCAGGCGACTGCTGCGAGCCACGGGTTTGCTGCTGGACTGACCTCGCGTGCGGACGCTGGCGTGGACGCATTCGCAGCGAATACGGTTTTCACTGCCGGCGAAGTGGTCGTGTCGAACGTGTCGTTCCTTGGATTCCGCAAACCGGAAGACGCCGACATCGACATTCTCTACAAGACTGACGGTTCGGCAATTCCGTCAACCGCAGCCACCGGGTTGCACACGACAACCGCCGCGAGCCTGGCTGATGCCACGTTCATCAAGTTGGGCATGAACTGCGACGGACGCAACATCCGGTTCTTCATCGACAATGCGCAGATCGGCCTTGCCGTCTCCCTGGACGATGCGTATCTGCCGGCAGAGTCGGATCTGATCCCGATCTTTGCTTTCTACGCCGATGACACAACGGTTGTCACCATGAGTTGGATGGCATTCGCGGAAGTCAACTGAGTCCTCTCGAAACTCTCTCTGCAGAGGGGGGGGTAGGTCAATCACAGCCTGTCCTGCCCCCCCTTTTCCATCATGGACAGAAATACCCACATGAAACTGGGACTGTTGCTCGGCGCGGAGGTTCCCGAGCAGACGGTCAGGTTCTATGACCGGATCAGTGACCGGGTTGCCTTGCTCAACGGGGCGAGTCATCCCGACCCTTGGATTCTCGCGTTGATTGCCGAGATGTCCAACGCGCCACCGCCGCGGACGAATTCGATTGCAAGGAAGAAGAAAAAGGTCGAGGTAGTACCCAGTGGCTGAACCGACCCTGTCGATGACCTGGGGCGACATACGCAATCGCGTCTACCAGGAGGCGATGGGTGGTGGCATCACCGGCTACACCGACGAGACCGATGCGGACAAGAAGGGTCTGATCGATTCGATCTGCGAATCGGGGTTGCGGCAGATGTATCATCCGCCGGCCCTGGGCGGTAAGGCACACGACTGGTCCTTCCTGTACAAACAGGACTCGATCAGCACCGAGGCCCCGTATTCAACCGGGACGATTGCCTTCGATTACACCGGGGGCACCCACGAACTCCAGGTGACCCTCTCGGGTGGAACCTGGCCGTCATGGGCGATCGAGGGCGAGATCGAGATCAGCGGTACAGATTACGGTGTCGCGACCCGCGTCAGCGACACGGTGATCCTGCTCGCCAGCAACAACAACCCCGGTGAGGACGTGGCTGCCAGCACCAGTTACTCGCTGCACAAGGACGACTACGATCTCCCTGATGATTTCGGATCGATCATCGGGTCATTCACGTTCGCGCAGAAAGATAACGCCTGGTACACGTGCAAGGTTGTTGGCGAGGCGCGTATTCGAGAACTGCGACAGCGTGACTTCAACCATGCCAGCGGCGATCCCCAGTTTGCGGCGATTCGATCCAGGAACAAGACCGACGCGAATATCGGAACCCGTCACGAGGTTATGTTCTGGCCGTCTGTTACCTCATCGTCAACGGTCAGTCATCGATATCGCGTTCACGTTGACAAACCGATCGGTGACAGTGATTACGTCCCCGGCATGCCGGCTCACACCGAGACGATCATGTACTCCTGCCTGTCCGAGATGGAACGCCGAATGGATGGGGAGCGTGGAGTCCTGTGGCAGCAGTTCGGAGACCTGTTGGCGACATCGATTCTCCGCGACCAGCAGGACAACAAACCTGAAATTCTCGGCTACAACGCCGACGACTCCGAGGGACGGGAGATGTTTTCGCATCACCGACTGCTCCTGTACGGCAGCGGTGTGACATACAAGGGCCAGGGAACGTAAGGAGAACGATATGTCTTCAAGGCACAATCTGCAGGACGGGACTGGTGTCATTGCGACTGACGGTGTCGGCAACAAGTTGATCGTGATCGAGGATCTTGGCAGCGCGGGCGGTGATGCCCCGGCTGATGGTACTGCCGGCTACGCGAAGGCGTGCCTGATCTTCAACTCGGGTGCAGCCGATGACGACATCGACGCGCACATCTACATCAACCTGGGATCGGCCACCGACAGCAACATCGACAAGTTGACGGTCAACTGAACCGGGGGGAGTGAAGAATGGTTTCCTCGACAACAACCGCGATGGGTGGTTTCGGCAACGTCGCCTTCGCCCACGGTGGCCAGCAGTACGCCTCGATATCGGCGGCAGCCGGTGGGACAAGGGAACTGGTTGCTGCGGTTACCGGATCGAAGATCCGCGTTCTCGCTATCGTGGTCTTGCAGGACTCGGATGCAGCGGCTGCATTTCAATTCAAGAGTGCTACGACGGCTCTCACTGGTGAATTCACCGTCGCAATCACCGCTGAAGGCCACATGGTTCTGCCTTTCAGTCCAGTTGGCTGGTTTGAAACGGCTGCCGGCGAGGCACTCAACGTGACGGTGGCGGCCAATGTCCTCGTCGGTTGCCTGGTGTATGACGAGGTCGCGGCCGGGTGACGGGAGTGTTTGATGCCACGTCGATACTCGCGCGAACTGGAATTTCCAGTCGGCGGGATCGTCGAGGGACTGGCCTACGAGGACCAGCCTCCCAAGACGACCGTTGACGCGCAGAACGTGCGCCCGTTTCCGGCCAGTTCGCCGGATGTTGCCAGCGGTCTCAACTCGAAGTCCTCGGGTCGTGACCGGGGTGGCCAGCGAGCGGGGTTGAGCAAGTACAACTCCTCCGCTCACACGACCGATGGCAGGATCCAGGACATCAACCACCTGATCTATCCGCAGTTCCAGGCGGTGCGGGGACGCGGTCACGCGGTCATGGCTGCCAGCAGTGGCGGGTCTGGCATCCTGGTTGACAATCTCGGTGCCCAGGTCGGCAGCAATCTCGGTGCTGCCAGCGAGACGTACAACATTTCAGTCTGGGGCCGGGACGGCTACGCCTACCTCGCCACGGTCAACGGTTCTCACCAGATGATTCTTCGCAAGTACAACAAGAACGGAACCAACCTCTGGGACTGGACGGCGGATGATTCTCCCGTCATGGCCCTGACATCCGCGACACGACAGGTCCGCGGGATGACTGTCTGGGGCAACATCCTCTACGTCTGGATCTCGGATATCAGCGGAGTCAACGGTGAGGCGATTTACCGCATCAAGACATCCGACGGGGCAATCGTTGAGACCACCAGCGGTGACGGTTCCCAGTCGGACTACTGGCTACTTTCCGAGAACCAGAGTACGGCCAAGTTCCAGGATTTTTATCCGTCGAGCGAGAACACGTCGAAAATCCAGAACTTGATGGTGTCTGACAGCGGCATGCTGGGCATGGTCGTCGTCAATGACAGCGCAGCCGCTCGACAGGTGAGTACCACCGGAACGACGACTGCCACCATCGATGCGACGGCTACCTCGTCTACGGTGCAGACAGCGTTGCGTGGTGTGTCACACCTGGCGACCGATGGCAGCGATGTGCGGGTCAGCTGCACGGGTGGGCCACTGAATACGGCTGCGGTGATTGCCGAATTCACGGGAACACTCGGGCTGCAGGACGTGGCGATCCTGGTGAAGGGCGGGACCATCGCCGGCAATATCACGATCGCCGTGACGCAGACGGGCAACGCCTTCCAGAACACGAAGATGTCGATTACCTGTAATACGGGCAGTGGCAACTTCACGCTGACACACGACCAACGGTTGTCACTGCAGATGATGGATATCGCACTCGGCAAACAGATCATGTGCGTCGAGTTGATGTCTTACGCACCCTACGCCTCTGGCCAGGCACCCAAACAGACCAACCAGGAACTGGACATTGCCTCTGACGGGATGGGCAATTTCTTCACGTTGACGCGGACGATTCCCGACATTGTCGGTGCCGCTTCGACGTTCAGTCACCAGGTGACGAAAGTTACCGCTGCCGGTGCAGTGTCGTGGACCCAGGCCAGTGCGGGAACAACGAACGGTATTTCCTACGATCCGGTCAATGCCAGGATCGGTGCGGTTGGCGGCAACGTCTACGGCAGCGGTCACTCGTTTGCGACAATCGCAGTCGCGGACGGGGCCAGGATCAACTCGCAGGATCCGAACAGTACCACGACGTGGAACGCGATCGATGCTGACGAGGAGGGCGGGTTTCGGATCTTCCGCAACAACGCCAGCGACAACATCGCCCGCATGACCAAGGCGACGACTCCAGTTCTTGACTGGGTGGCCAGCCATGGCTCCAACAGTCAACTCGGTGCGACCTGTTCGGCGTCTTACGCCCTGGACATGGAGAATGCCGTTGCCCAGAGAATGACAAAACGGATTGCCGTTTGTTCCGGGATCGTCAAGGAATTCGATGACGAGAACTGGTACACGGTCGCCAGCGGGGGTGATTTCTCGACGCCGGCCCTGGACCGGAATGCCCCGGTGATCTTCTCGACGCAACTCGGGCAGAACCTGTTCTTTGCTGACGGCAAGAACATCAAGTACTACAAGGGCCAGACGGCGACGATGACGGCCTGGGCGACCACTTCCGGTTCCTTGCCCGTTGACAGCGAGGGCCGGTACGCGACGTTGATCGAGACCTGGCGAGGTCGTGTCGTACTCTCGGGAGTCTCGGGAGATCCGCAGGAGTGGTACATGTCGAGGATCAATGATCCCTTCGACTACAACTACTCGCCAACGGTGTTGACCGAGGACCAGGCGATTTCGGGGACCAACGCTCCCGCGGGGAAATCGCCCGACGTGATCCGCTGTATGATCCCCGTCAGCGAGGACGTGTTGATATTCGGCTGCGATCATTCGATCTGGCAGATGAGCGGGGATCCGATGCTGGGTGGTCGCCTGGACCGGGTGGCCGAGGGTGTGGGCACGCCGTGGGGTCGTCCCTGGTGCCAGGACTCATCGAAGAATTTCTACATCTTCGGCACACGCGGTGGCGTCTATCGCGGCTCGGTCGGACAGGGAATTTCCAAGATCACAACTGGACGCATCGAGGAACGTCTGTCTGCGATCAACCTCGACACGAACCTGATTCGGCTGGCCTGGAACGAGCGGGAACGCGGGGTGCATGTCTTCGTCACACCGCTGACGGTCGGGGACAGCAGCGTCGAACATTACTTCTACGACGTGCGAAACGAGTCGTGGTGGATCGACAAGTTTGCCAACACGTCCCACGATCCACGAGCGGTTCACGTCTTCGACGGTGACACCGCCAGCGACCGGACGATCCTGCTGGGTGGCCTGGACGGATACCTGCGCAAGTGGGATC